TCAGCGTTACATCTGGCAATGTTACTGATAACGGATTCAATGCTGTGACGTCTGGCAGCGTAACGGACAGCGGATTTAGTGCGGTAACATCTGGCAGTGTCACTGATAGCGGATTCAATGCCGTCACATCAGGCATCGTCACTGGCAATGGATTGAGCGCCGTAACGTCGGGCAAAGTCACCGGCAGCGGGTTGAGCGCGTCAATGCCTATGTCAACCGGCATCGGGTTTTCGCTTGATACGTCAACCGCTACGCCATCAACACCTACGCCGATTTTGATTCGCTGGTGTAAGACGCCTGCAATCTCGTCAGCAGCAACCAGTGCGCCTGTGCCTGGCGTGTAGCCTACATTGTCAGCCATTTATTCCTCCGTCTCAATGCGGGTAATGCGGCCTTTTTCGCGCACCACTCGCTTTGGTTTGTTGATTGACTGAATAGCTTTCTCGGCATTCTGAGTGGCTTTTTCTGCATTCAGCGTGTTGCTGGTTGCCAGTTGCTCCATTGCGCCACCGATTTTATCCACCGCCTCGGCAATGCCTGTGACTGCCGCCTGCATCATTTCGCTGGCCATCACCATGCTGTCATTGGTCGTTCGCTCTGCGCGTAGCTGCTCGATCTGCGTGTCGGTGGCCTCAACCCGATTCCGCTTTAGCTGGTTCTCCAGGCGCATGGCCTCGATCTCCAGCAAGGTCTTCTCGTCTATCGGCATTTGTTGCTGCGGTTGTTGCTGCGCCGGCTGCTGTTCGCCACCGTCCATTTCGCTGATCTTGGCAAAGGTCTGCATGGTTTGAGCGTTTTTCAGCTCTGCGCTGGCAATTGTCTCTACCGTGTCTGCCCTGGCTTTGGCTGCTTTTGCGCTTGCTTCCTCTGCGGCTGCTTGCAGATACATCGTGTTCGGGTCTTGCGGCTGGCCCTGCATTTCGGCCATCATTTCCTCGGCTTCTTTGTCGGTCGGCTTGATCACGCCCATTCGCAGCAACTTCTTGCGATAGTACGCGTTCGCATCTGAAATGCCTTCGCCTTCCATGTTCATCATGGCCATGCCGCCAAGCACTTGTAGTGTCTCAGGGTCTTGCGTGATCTGCATCATCCCAGTCAATGCGCGAACGGTAGCCGCTTTCTTGCTGCTGGACGATGGGCCAACATCTACGTTCACATCAAAGGTTGCGCTGCTCAAATCATTGGCAAGCACCATTGCGCCAGTCTCTTGGTCAATCGTTGGCTGCATCAGTTCCACAGAATCCGTCTCACCAGTAGCGGTAAGCGTTTTCATCTTGCGCTTGTTCTCGGTGTAAATGTCCCTGGCCATTGACAACCAAACCTCGCCACAGCGCTTCATTCCCTTGGCAAAGTTTGACAGGTAAATGAACGTCTGCATGTCCACTCGCGCCTGGATCATTTCAACCGCTTTACCGCTGATTCCGCTGACCATCTTGTCAGCACCTTGCGGATTACCAAGGATTTCCTGCATGTCTTGTTCGGTGATTTGCAGCAGTGCGGCCATTGCCGGGGGGATTGCTGCGCTGCGCGTGTACGCTACCGGCCCACTGATGGTTTGCTCACCATTCGGCCCTGTGATCGGATTGACCAGCAGGTAAGGGTAATCCTTAAGGTTGTCTTCAGCCCACATCATTTGATGGCCGGCAACCTGCTCTGGCGTCAGGATTGGCTTCTCAATGCTGGACAGTGCGCTGATCTCACCCAGCTTTGAAAGCTGCATGTTCTTGAGGCGTTGCGCATCTTTAGCCAGGCGAACATGGCCCATGCACCGCTCGATGTTGTCGACAAACCAGCGCTTGCCAAACACCGCAATGATCGGGATGCACTTGCCGGCAATGTAACCAGCGTCTTCCAGCACCCGGCCACCAGACATAATGTACTTGCGCACTTTCTTGCGCTTTACCCGTTTCTGTCGGATTTCCCGGCTACCGACTGCGGCCAGGGTTTCCTCTAACGTCTCGTCCTGCTCAAAGTCTGCCGGGCTGTAGCGTTCCTCTGATCCGTCAATCGCCTGGAAGATGCGGATTGTTTCGCTTTTTTCCTCGACCTTGTAGTATTCGGCCACATAGACAACATCAGGCGTACACCAATCAAACTCGTACTGGTGAATGATCTTGGGCCAGTCTGTTGGATCGTCACCCCAGGTGTCTTTGTAGGCCTGGCGGGTCATGCTGGTGACCACAAAGCAATACTTGGCGTCTGATTTGTCTTGGCGCTTAGCACCTAAATCGAAAAACACCGAACTGTCAGCGTCAAAGATTGGTTCAATGCGGATCCGCTGCCGGTCGTCTTCGTCGTTTTCCTCGTCCTCGTAGACAGTGCGCAGTCTCCAAGCGCCGTATCCACCGCCTACAGCCTCTTCAAAGGCGTTATCGTAGGCTTCATTCGCCACAGAATCGTTCTCATCTGCGCGATACAAACCGTCGCATACCTCGGCCAGCTTGTCGTTTTCCACTCCATCCTTGCTGACAAAATCAACTGTAATGCGGTTGTTTCGGTATTCATTGATGATTCTGATCACCGACAAATGGATCTTATTGACCTCAAACCGTGGCTTGTTTTCAAACTGGTCTGCCAGTGGGCCTTCCCATTGACTGCCGGCCAACGAATAGAAGCGTCGATCTTGCAGGCATTGCAGGCGCTCGTCTCGCAGTGCGGTCTGAACCTCGTCAAACTGCGCTAAAGCCTCAGAATGCAGGTTTGCAAGTCGCTGATCTGTCGATAATCTGGCCATAATCAATCCTTTTCACCATTTGTGCATTGTCGGCACAGGCTTGAATGTTTGCGGTTTTACCACTGTTGCGCGTCTGATTCCTTCGCAAGCGTACCGCAAAGCATCAATAACGTGGTTTTTCTTGTCTTCCAGCACCGGCAGGATTTTACCCGTCAATGGGTCTTGCTTATAACTGTATAGCGTCAGTTCGTCAATCGTATGCGTGCAGCGCGGGTGGACAACAATGTCGTAATTCTTGAGAAACTCGATACCTTCTTCCACCGATTTCGGGCCTTTTACAGCTGTCATTATCTTTGGAAAGCCATTCTTGCGCATATGGCTGATTGTTTCTGGCCTGGCTGAATCTGCCACGATTGGCCATTTCTCAGAGTCTGGAACCTGCATAAACAACTCTGGCGTGTTGACGATCTCGCACCCAACCATGTAGACCTCGTGGTCAATGTAAAGCGTGCGGCCAACGATGTGACAGCGCACCAGGGTTGTCGGGTCAACCGCAAAGCCCCAGTCAGCGCCCAGCCGGTGGATTGCGTCAGGTGGTGCCTCAAACTCGTCAATCTTCCAGTTCTTAAACACCCTGGCGCTGCTGTTGGTCAGATAGCTGCCTTGCCAAACGTGCTGATACTTGTCTGGATCGCGCCGCTTGTCGTACTCCATTTCGTCGCGCAGTACCTGCGGGAACCAGGGGTTGTCAGTGAAATTGGCCTTGAGAACGGTCGCATTCTTTGGCGGTGTCGGGCCACGCAGCAGGAAATCTACCGGGTCACTGTTCTGGCGCGGATTCCAGGTAAACCACAACTCGGACTTAGGCTTTCGGATTGTCGGCCGCAGCAGGTCAAGGCTGGTTTGGGACAGGCTTTGTGCTTCCTCAACCCAGGCGCAGTCGTAGCCTTCCAGCGATTTGATACTGTCAGCGGTGTGATTCTGCATCCCCTGGAAAATAATCGCGCCATCGGCCTTTCTGGATTTGATGACGGAATCCTGCACTTCAAAGTATGCGCCGGCGTTCATTGCCTCGATCTTTGTCTCCAGCAGCCGCTTGACAGACTGGTTCAGCGATTTCTGGATTTCCCGCACGCAGACGCTTCGCCGCTTTTGATCAATGATGTGCGATTCAATCATCAGTTCGGCAAACATATGACTCTTGCCAGAGCCTCGACCGCCCCATGCGCCTTTATAGCGGCTGGGATTCATTAGGGGCAATGCCCATTCAGGCGTTGGGAGCTGGAGGACGGTCATGCAAACAAGTCCAGTGTCCCAGTTATTGAATCAGGAACGCAATGCGGACTGCACCAAAGAGTTTCACTATTGCTGTTTTCCACCGCTTCATCGGTAGTAGCGTAGCCTTTTCTGGCGGCCCAGGTGCGGATCGTCCATCCGCTAGCCAGCAGGGCGTCGTGTTCGCCAGCATGGCCGCACAGCACGATGCGCAAAAGAGGGTTTTTTCCATTGACCGCACACCACGCCTGCACCTGCATGGGCAGCTCGGTGCCAACACCGCCAGCGGCGTAGTCCATCGCGCCCTTGGTGTATGGAGGGTCCAGAAAAACACCCGTCAGGCCGTGGCGCGTGGTCACGCTATCTTTGCACACGCGCTGCCATTCACCACAACGGAAAAGACGCAGCCAAGGGCGCACGGGGCTGGTCAGGCATCCGCGCCCACATCGACACCGAGATTGAGGTGGTGGAGAAAGAAGGCATCCGCTCAGTCACCGTCACCAAGCAACGCGAACTCCCCAGCAAAGGCGAAACCATCTATTTCAAGCTGGAGATCATCGAGATGGGCACCACCAAGTTTGGCAGCCCAGCCACCACCTGCGTGGCTGTTCCGGATGAAGAAGCTATTGCCACAAATCCACACAAAAAACCAACAAAGCATGACGAAAACATGCGTACCATTGAGCGATCATGGTGGGACAGCAAAGCCGAAATGCGTAATGGTTTTCCCTACATTAGCCGATCAGCCCTCAAAGACTTTTTGGTCAAAAACGGGTCTACTGAGCGCACAGCCAGGAACAAAACAGAGGCATCCAGGCCAGGATCATTGATCCTGGAAATGCTCAATGCAGAGGTTTTGCAGGCTTTTGAACATGGCTGGATTTTCATCAATGACGCTCAAGTCAGCGCCATGATGATGCAAAAGAACGGGGGGAAATCTTGCCCCTAATGCCCCTCGCTGCCCCTAGGGGTGAAAGGGGCAAAAGGGGCAAAAGCCCGGAAATATGCCCCTCCCCTCCCCTTCCCCCGATAGGGAAGGGGAAAGGGGCAACCGGGATGCGGCGAAAAAAGGCAAAGTTATCCACAGGAAAGTAAGCAGGTACTAACATGACAACAGCAAACGCAACCCAGGTCGGCGGCGACCACTACAAGGCCAAACCCATCCAGCCGTGGGCCTTCATCGCGGCCAATCAGCTCGGCTACTTTGAAGGCAACAGCGTCAAACACGTCTCCCGCT